TCCCGCCACCCCCACGCCCCCGCTCACCACCAGCGCACCGGAGGAGGTGCCCAAGGAGGCGGTGGAGTAGCCAATCGTAAAGGTCGACGTGGAGCCGTTAGCGGTAAACGGATTATTGCCCGTCGTGTTGTCGCGAAGGGTAAGCGTGTTAGCGTTGTATTGGAGCTGGAACTCGCGCCCATTCGACATCTGCACCGTGCCATTGGGGAAGTTAGCTTGCCCAATAACAGTCAGCGTGCCGCCCGCATAGATCGCGCCCCCCACCCCCAGCCCGCCACTCGACCCGTTGCCCACCACCAGCGCGCCGGTAGAGGTGGTCGTGGAGGCGGTGGTGCTGTAAACACTCAGCGTGTTGGCGTCGAGTTTGCCATACAGAAACAGATTGGAAGTGCCAGTTGGCACATACATCACCGTCCCTTGTGACTTGTTGAACACCGACCAATCCGCAGTCGTTCCGTAGCCCTGAGAAAGCGCCCCCCAAGTGGCATTGGCAACGTGCGTCGCATTGGTGGAGGTAAGCGTGGAAATTGAGCCAGCCGCAGGGATGATTACACCACCATTGGTCGTCAGCGTGCCCGTCACCGTGGCGTTGCTCCCCGAGACCGTGACTGCGTTGCTCCAAGACGCCGTCGTGCCGTTCGTCGTCAGCAGGCGGCCGCTGTTGCTCGTCTGACTCGGCAGCCCCGCGACCGGCTGCGCGCCCCAGCTGACGGTGCCGCTGCCGTCAGTCAGCAGCATATACTGCGTGGAGCCCGCCTGATCCGGCAACAGCGCGTTAAGCGCCGCGACGCGCGTCGTCTGGCCGGTGCCGCCTTGGTTGATCTGCGCGACGCCCGCGAGCGAGCCAAAGTCACCCGCTCCACCGGACCCGCCGCTGCCGCGCGAGGCGAGCACCTGCCATTGATTGCTGTTTTTCGACGGCTTCTCCGTCACGCCATCGACCGCGGCGATGTAGGACGAACCGAGCCACGAGACAACGTCGAGGCGGTTGTAGGTCTCGCCGTCGATGAACGTGCCGCGCGGGTTGAGCGACGCACCGGCCGCGCCCGCGGGACCGGGGATCAGCTGCAACTTCTTCGCCTCCTCCTTCGCCGAGAACTCGACCCGCTCCAGCTGCGCCGCGAACTGCGCTCCCAGCGTGCCCAGCTGTGCCTGCAAGGCTGCGATCTGGGAGCGCAGCGCCTCGGCATCCTGCCCCGCCTTGGCCGCGTTGGTCTCGTCGGCCTTCTTGAGCTCGAGCGCGATGACGCCAACTTGTTCGTCAACCGCCTTCCGCATCTCCTCGACCCGCGCGGACAGCTGCCCGAGGTTGTTGTCGAGCACGTGGAACTGAAGCGCCTTGATGCCGGAGAGCGCCGCGGAAAGCGCGTTCGTCGCCGCCTCCAGCGGGCGCGCCTGCGTCGCGAACTCGGCCTCGAGCTTGTCGGCCTTCGTTTTGACTTCGCCCAGCGTCTCCGCAAGCAGGAGCAGTTCGTCCGTGGGCGTGGTGAAGTGGGCGCTCATAGGTGTCGTATTTGTCGAGGTTGTCTAAAGGTTAGGGCGTTGCGCTCGGCGCAGGAACCTCCACCCATTGCTGGATGGACTCATCCCACGCATAAACTTTGCCGTCGGTCGGGTATGGGATGGGAGCGTCCCAGTCCAGCGTGGTCTCGTTGAAGACCCAAGAGAGATAGGGCTGCGGTGGGATGAAGGCATCGCGCACCGAGTCGTAGCGGTAGCCAACACCGGCATAGCGCACGCGGATATTGTTGTTGTACGAGGTCTGGAGCCAGAGACCGCCAAAGAGATTGGTGCAGAAAGCCACGCCCGCGGCCTCGCTCTCATTGCCGTGCTCGTCTAGGCAATCGCCATTTGAAATGACAACGACTCGCAGGACGATGTTGTTGTCGTCGAGTTGTGCGAAGTGGGCCATTAGTAGGTGATGCTCCCGCTGGCGTTGAAGGTGTAGATGTGATAACTGCCAGATGTTGTGTATGATGGGCTTCCGGTTGTTGAGGCTGCGGCAACTAGGGCGCGCAGTATCACAACGCCGGAGCCGCCTGCTGCTCCATTCCCGACACCACCAGCTGCGGTGACGCAGCCGCCGCCACCACCGCCACCAGAATTAACGGAGCCACCAGTTGCGGTTCCGCCAGTTGCACTAGCACTTCCGCCACCTCCACTTCCTCCTGCTCCAGCACCTCCGGTGTAGGCTCGCAAATCAATTCCACCGCCACCACCACCGCCTCGCGCAACGCTTGATCCACTAATTGACGACGAGATGCCGTCCCCACCGTTGGCGGCATTTGCCCCAGTAGGGACAGTTCCGGCAGCAATAGCTCCACCGCCACCACCGCCCGAATCCGCATTTCCCGCACCGTCGTAACCACCCGCGCCATTGCTACCTTGGAGGGATGTCCCCGATCCGCCGGAAGTTGGTGCAACTCCACCGCCGCCACCGCCGCTACCTCCTGATCCCCCATTGGCTCCTTGTTGAGCGCCGTTACCACCTCCAGCCGAGGTAATCGTTGCGAATACGGAATCACTTCCCTTGACGCCCGGCTGCCCGCTGGCGCCACCGGCTCCGATTGTCACCGTGTAGGCGGTGCCCTGTACGGCTTGAAACAACGACTCTGCGGATGAATTTCCCCCGCTAGTTTCTCCACTTGCCGAACAACGATAGCCACCAGCACCACCTCCGCCTCCTCGATTATTGGCTCCGCCACCGCCACCAGCCACAACCAGATACTCAACCGCCACCGTCTGCTGGCGTGATGGGATGGAGATGGTCCGGTTGACCGGAAACCAGTCTCTCACCTGACTGGACGACACCATCCTGCGTAACGGATTAGCCATTAGCTGATTCGGTTGACGTAGCCGCTGATCGTGATGACGTTCGTGGTCCCAGCGTAGGCATACACCGTATTTGCAGCGGACCCGGTGCCCGTAAGTGTGAGGCCCGGCACCACAAGTGTCAGGCCAGCCGTCGCAGGAATCGACAGTTTGATGTCGTTGTCCACCGCCGTGGTGCCGCCGTATTGAATCGTCAGCGTCACGGCGCTCGCGGAGGAGTTGTAGGCGTACAGCCACACCTCGTCGATGATCGAAGACGATGTGCCCGTGGCGTGGATCGTGGTGCCAGTCGATGCAGTCGCGGCCACCTTGATGGCCTTGCCCTGAGTTGAGCCGGACAGGAGTACTTTGGAGAAGGTTGCCATTGTAGGAGGTTAGCCGAAAACCTGAGTTGCTAAGATGTTGGACTCATCGTCAAAGGCGCCACCACCGCCACCGCTTGCCGCCGCCCACGTCGGCGCCGCGCCCGCGCCCTGCGTCTTGAGGAAGTGCCCAGAGGTTCCAGCAGGCAACCGCGCCCACGAAGTCGAATCGCGGTACAAGATGTCGCCGAAGGTCGCGCTCGCGATCGTGAGCTCGTCGAACGTCGGCCGCGCGTGAACGTGATCGACGCGCGCCGAGGTGACCGAGACGCCTGCGGTAGCGGAGGCTGCAAGCGCCGCGGGCGTCGTCGAGTCGAACAGCTGCCGGTTCCTCCAGACGGTCGTCGAGGCGTTGTAGGCGATGATGTCGTTGTTCTGGACGGCGGTGATCGCGACATCGTGGAGCTCCTCGAGCTCTAGCCCGTTCTGCACGTCAACGAAGATGATGCCATCCGCAACGCCCGCCTTCTTCACAACGTACCCGATGCGAACGCCGTGGAGTGGCGCAGTCGGCCGCACATTCGTCAGCGCGCCCGGCGTGGTCGCGGACAAGTAAAGCGTGTCGCCCGCGTTGTAAGCGTTGGTATCGATACCGCGCAGCAGGCCCTGCGTGATGATGATTCCGCTGCCGTTGTCGCTGATCGTCTGCGCGCATAGGCCGAGCGTCTGCGCTGAGTTGGCATCGCTGGTCGCGAGCGCGAGCGAAGCCTTTAGCCGCGTCCCGCTCGAGCCATCGGCCTTGACTACTTGGCCCTTGGTGAAGGCGCTGCCGCTCTGGTTGTAAACCTGAGCGTGAACGTCCATCCCGAGGAGCGTATTGACTGAGGAGTTGAAGCCCAGTTCTCCGGTCGTCTCGGTGGCGTTCCAGACGATCTTCGCGGTCGTAACCGCGACCGTGCTCGAGACGTTCAGCGCGAGGTAGTCAACCTGCGTGATCGTGTTGGTCGCGCCAAAGACGGAATCAACCGGGAAGTCGATGGGGTCGCTGCCGCCGGTCTGATGCGTCGAAGCGTGCGCGGTCGGCGTGCGCGAGTCGGACAGGCGCGCGTCGTTGGCCTGCACGGCCTTCAGCGCGGCACTCTCGCCCGAGGTCGCGAACGTCACCACGCCCGAGGCCGTCGTCGTCGCGGACTGCTTGATGTTCGCAAACGCAGCCGTGACGGACGCGACGTCGGTCAGGTTGTTCGCGCCCAGCATATCGCCACCGCCGGGGATCGTTTCCCAGAGCGCCGTCGTGCCATCCGTCTTTAGGAACTTGCCCGCGTTGCCAGTCTGCGACGGCAGCGAGTCGCCACCTCCTCCACCGCCACCGCCCGCACCACGCGCCGCGATCACCGCCCACTTCGCGCCCTCGCGTCCGATGTTGCGCCGTCCCGGCGTGTCGTTCGTGTCCTCGAGCGCGAGGTAGGTGGAGCCGTACCACGAGAACAAGTCGCCGCGCTGCGCTACCATACCCTCGCGCCATTGGCCGCGGTACGAGTCGATGAAGCCCGGCGCCGCGGCGAACTCCTGCTTCGGCAGCGCCGCGTTGACCGCGTGCTGAATCTCGATGACGAGTCCGCGCTCGAGCTTCTCGATGCGCTCGGCGGCGGCGCCAGTCAGCGCGCCGAGGATGCGCGCTTCGATCTGCTCGGCAGTAACGCCGATCTGCTTCTCGGCTTCTGTGAACTGCTGCGATGCCAGCGCTATGATCTCCGCGCGGACGGCCTCGAGCTTCGTCTGCGATTCGGAGAGCGCCGCCCGGCAGCGCGCCTCGAGATCCTCGTTGTACTTTGCGTATGCGTCGCTGACGAGTCCCGGCACGGCCTCGGTCAGTCGCGAGTCGAGCTCGGCTCGAATCTCCGGCACCGTCTTGCCGATGCGCTCGAGCAACTCGTCGAGCGTCTTGTCGTGCTCAACGAGCAGCTGCGCGAACTCCTCCGCGCGCTGGCCCAACTGCTCGTTGCTAGAGATGATCGCGTCGAGAACGCTGTGCATTGTCAGGTGGTGCGGAGGTTCTTAATCTTGGCGCGGCGCTCGGTCACGCTGGCGAAAAGCGCGGACAGCTTGTTCTCGGCCTCGGCCTTTTCGGCCAGCATCTTGCGGGCGTCCGAGAGCGAGACGACAGGCGCGGGCGCAGGCACGGGCGCGGCCGGCTTCGGCTCGAACCCGATGCGCTTCAGCGCCTGCTCGATCTGCGCCTCGGTCTTCGCGTTCTGGCCCAGCTTCTCGCGGACCGCGGAGAGCTTGCTCGCCTTCTCGGCCAGCTTCTCGAGCGGCTTCTTGGCGCGGTTGCGTCCGGCCTCAAGCGCCTCGCGCACAGTAGCCGGTCGGCTTAACTCCTCGCGCTCCATCTGCGCGTCCTTGGCCTTTGCCCAGCTCTGCCCGGCGTCGCCGCCCCAGAGCGCCCACGCGATGCGACCCGCGGACGGATAGCCATCCTCGCCGGGCGAGAATCCGGTGCCCTGCTTGTCCACCTCGTGCCGCGCGAAGTACGAGACCATCCGGCGGACCGTATCGGGTGAGAGCGACTTCTTGTTCGAGATGTCGCGCGCACGAGCGACGCCCACAGCCGTGCCGCCGCGGTTGAACTTCTCGCGCCACTCAAGCCCGCGGCGCGCCTCCGCGGCCATCGCGTCGGTCGGCGTGAGATCGATGGCGGCAAAGCGCGCAAGCTCGGAAGGCGTCGCGGGCTGGTCGGGTTCCGAGTCCTCGGGCGCCTGCGCTCCCTTGCCGGTCGTAGCGTTGACCGCATCGACCGCGTCCTCGGTGACGTTGGTGCCGAGCGCCGCGGCCATCGAGGGATTCGCGGGCAGCTGCTGCGTGACCATACGGATCGAGGTCTCGGGGATGCCGTACTTCTCCGCGAGCTCGCCCACGTAAGCGGCCTCCGCGGCGATCTGCTCGAGGCGAGTGAAGGCATCGGTGCCCTGCTCGGCGGCGATCTCTTGCAGCGACTTCGCGCCCTGCCGGTTCTCGTTCAAGTTCGCTGCGGAGTCCCGGCCGACATCGATGGACAGCTTGGGCGGAAAGCGCCACTCGCCGCGGGTCGCGCGCTTGAGCGCCTGCACCGGAGTCTCGCCGTCCTGCGTCGCGGGCGCCGGAATCTCGCCGCGGGCGATGCCGTCGAGGATCACCGCGTTCTTGATCGGGTCGAGTACCTTGTCGGTCAGCACGCCTTGATGCCGGGCGAAGACGCGGTCCGCCGCGGCAAACTCCGCGCGCACGCTCGGTCCCTTGTAGTTCTGCGTACCGAAAAGCACGCCCTGCGGGATGCCGACCGCGATGGCGAGCTCGTGCATCAAGTGCTCGACGAAGCCCGTAAACGCGGTGCTCGGCCGCGCTGGCATCGTCTCCACGCGGTCCGCTTGGCCGAGGTACTTGATCATCCCGACCTCGCTCAACTCGTTCTTCTGCTGCTGCCCGTTGGGGAGCGTCGCGCTCGGCGTCGGCGTGAATAGGTTGCGCGCGTTCGCCGTGCCGCGGTCGGTGAAGACAAGCGCCGCCTGCTGCGAGGCGAACCGCACGCCCGCCTTCTCCGCTTGCAGGATCTCGTGCAGCATCCGCGCCGTCTGGATGGCCGCGTGGAAGTCGGTCACGCCGCGGTACTGGTCAACGCGGAACGGGTCGTAGTAGTGCGCGAAGTTGCCCGCGGGAACATCCTCGGCGCCGAAGTAAACGCCCTCGCGCGTCACGCGGTAGATCCGGTAGGCGACAGGCACGCCGAAGTCATCGACGATTACGCCCTCAAAGTAGTTCTCGGTGGTGCCGCCTTGATCGTTCGGATTGCCGAGGCGGGTTGCCGGGATCAACTGCACCTTGAGCCCCTCGCCCACGCGGCGAATCACGAAGCCGCAGTCGCCGTCGACCGGCCTGTTCTCCGCGGCCACCTGCACGAGCTTGCGGAACGAGTTGCGCCCGGTCGCGTCGGCCGTCTTGCACCAGTCGTGGAAGTACTCGCTGACGAGCCGATTGTAATCGCGGTCGCCCGTGCTCGGCGAGTACTCGGTCGGCGTGAGGTAGTTGCCGAACTTGCGGCTGATCTCTTTTACCTCGGGGCAATTCTCAACGAGGTTCCGCGCCTCCCACATCATCACGACCCGCTCTCGGACCGTCTGCGCGGACTCGCTCGGCTGGCCGTACTGCATCGGCGCGTAGAGTCGATTCGTCTGCGCCGCGTTGTACGAGAACAGCGCGGCCTCGACCCGCGCCTGCATCCGGCGCAGCGCAGCGCCGGGAGCGACGACCTCGAGCGCGCGCTCGAACCACGGACGCTGCGCGATGACTTTGGCCGGGTCGAAGGTGTGCATTGTCAGTTGCCGGTAAAGCTCACGAAGGTCGTGTCGGTCGTGTTTCCGTTCTGGTACTCGATAGCGTCCACGATGTTGCCGAGCATCTGGTTCAGCGTGTTCAGATCGGCGCGGGTGACGCTCTTGCCGTTGAGCGAATAGCTCGTGTTCAGCAGGCAGGCTTGAATCGCGTCCAAGACCTTGGTCTTGAGCGTAGCCAAGGTCGCCGCGTCAACGTCGAGGAAAGGATTGTCCGCCGCCATAAAAGAGCGGCGCCCGTCAAATGCGTTTTGACGGCCTGCCCTGCTACGGCTTTGGCGCCGCGTATCGGATCACGCCCGCGATGGTCGCCATACAAAGGAGCATCGCGCTTGTATCGAGGCCGTGGTTTGGCGCGTTGCTTCGTACCTCGCGCCACTCCCAGACGCCCGTGCGGATCTCGACCTTCGACTCGCCCTTGAGATGTTCGAGGTAAAGCGGGTTAACGTCGCTCGGCATCTCCCACCGCAAGTCGCCCTTGCCCTCGAGCGCCGCGGCAAGAAGGTCTTTGAAGTAATCGCCGCTCCAGTTGTAAAAGTAAACGTCCCCGCCGCGGTAGTCGGAGACCTGCGGGTCCGAGAACGGGAAGTTGATCATCTGGCCGCTGGCCTCGTCCCGCATCGTCCACGTCCGCCGCCCGTATCCGCGCATCGAGCGCCAGCCAAACTCGGCGCAGTCGCGGTCCACGTCCGCCGGGCGGTAGCCGCGGTCCTGCGCGACGCAGGCATCCGAGACTTTGTACCGCTGCTGGAGTTGCCGCAGCTGGTCCCGCGTGTCGATCCGGCCGAACCATAGCTGGCGGTAGCGCGGACCCTGCGCGGTCGAGAAGGCACCGACCTCGCACCACCAGTGGTCTTGCTGCCGGTCGATGGCGAGGAACCGGATCGCCTCGTCGGGGATCGGCTGGCCGTCCGCGTGGTCGGCAAGC